CTTGTAGATTAGAATACGCAGATTGGGTATTGATGCCAAGGGATTGGGCATTATTATAATCTGTTGCGTTACTAAAACCGTTTTGTGTTGCATTATAATACTGCTGACCGCTGCTGAACCCAGCATCTTGGCCTTTAGTATAGTCATTGATGTTATTGTAACCGGCGGTAGTTGCAGTTTGCTGCAATGCTTGTTTTGCATCATCAGCTGCTTTTGCAGCAATTGCTGCAACTTCTTGATTGGCGGCAGTAGTAACACCTTGATTATATTGGTCAACTTGAGTGCCGATAGTTTGCGCTAATTGAGTTTGTTGTGCGTTCAATGCTGTAATTTGAGCATTAACACTGTTAGCTGCATCAGTATAACTTTTATATGTGCCTTGCGCTGTACTAACTTGTGAGTTTGTTGCGTTATATTTATCAACAGCATTTTGTGCTGCTGTTGCCGCAGCTTGCATCGCTGGCGCAGAACTATTTATTTGCTCTGCTAAAGCATTAGCTACAGTTGCTAATTGTTGAGGAGACTGTGCCCCCGGAGGCGTTGAATCACTTGTGGTTGTGATATATTGGCCATTTGCATCATACCAATCAGTCCACATTCTACCGGCGTCTGAGTCATAATACTGGTTGGATGTATACCCATTTTGGTTAGTATAGTCGGTAAGATACTGGGAATAATTATTATACCCGTTTACAGCAGATTGATATTGTGTATACTCATTATTGTATTGATCATACAAATTTTGAAAATTAGCATTGGCTGTTTGAGCATCAGAAAACTGTTGTACAGCTTGCTGTTGCAACGGATTTAATGTATTGTTAAAATAGTCTTTTGCTTGAGAAATTACGTTACCAGCTTGGGTTTGCAAGCTATTTAGCGTATCATTATTACTTTTAAGTTGATTTACACCAGCAGAAATACTACTAGAAATTGCTGCCATTGTGGCAGATTGCGAAATGGCTGTACCAACATCTTGACCATTCAATAGTGCTTTAGTGGCCGCATTTGTAGCCGAAGTTAAAACACTAGATGTAATGCTTTTTGGGGGGATGCCTTGTTGTACCAGTTCTTGTTGAACTAAAGTTCCCGCCGAAGATGCTACAGCGGCATTTAAAACTTGAGAAAGGCTTTTGCCTTGCAACGCTGCAACCGCAGCAGAACCAGAAGCGCTAGTAACAACTTGAGTGACTAATTGATCAACTGGTGTTGGTGGGCCAACAAAATTTGCATCTGTAGTTAGGTTGCCTACAGCTTGTCCAATTTGTCCACCAGCATAGGCTGTGGCTGCACTGATAGCAATTTGTTGAATGCTGCCGCCATTTGCAGCAGACACAACAGCACTAGAAATAATTGGAGGAACACCCAGCTCTATTAAAGCTATGTTTTCAAGCGTTGGTAGCGGGTGCTTAATAACATTTTCAACTGTATTAACAACGCCATTAACAACGCTGGTTACAGCGTTGCCAATTCCGTTAATTACATTTCCAATGCCTTTAACAACGTTAGACATTCACAGTGCCTTTATATAGAGAATGCCCGTTTTCACCGACCCCAATTTTTTCAATAGTCATTGGGTATCCAAGTTGTTTAACGGCTTCCAATAAATTGGTATCTTCTGTTTCCGCCCACACTTTTTTAAACCCAGATTTTTCCATTGCTCTGCAAAATTCTTCTAGGTTTTTATGCAATTTTTTGTATGGGTCTGCGTTAAGTACAAAAACTTCCGCTTCATGAGGAGCACCAAGCGCAATAAGAAACAAAGTATTTCCGCTTCTCATAATCCGGTGCGTATTTTGATCGCTAACTTGTTGTAGCGCAGCGTACACTTTTTTCCAATCCAAATTTTTGGATTTGCAATATTGTTCAACAATAGCTTGTGTAGTTAATTGTGTCACTGCGCTACCTTTTATATTCTTTATCTACTAATGCACAAAATTGTGCATTTTGGCCCTATTAATGGCTCTTACCGTTGATAGCAGAAGTCAAGGCACGAGCCCAGTCTTGCCAGTTGTCAAAGGTCTGCGGGTCAGCAACTGGGTAGACAGAAAAAGTTTGCAAAGACATAATTTGAGCAGCAGCACTTTGCCAATTTTCTTCGGACTCAACAGGCAATGTCTCTTGGCCATAGTAAATGACAAAGTTGCCATTCCAATCTTCCCAACTCATGTAGTCAGGAAGAAAGGGGAAAACTGGTTGTGTCTTAGGGGCGCTCATCGCCATACTCACAAGTTATAATATTACGACCCATCTCAAAGTTTCCATCAAGTTCATTAGATTCAAATTTTAACCTAATCAAACGATATTCTACACGAAGATCGATCTTACCAGTGTTTTGATCAAAATAATATGGGCCAGATTCTTCCATGTCAGTACCACCGGCAAACTTGCGGCCAAGAATGGTCATTGTCATAGTGCCGGTTTGCAAGAAGTTTGGCTCAAACCGACGCAAGTGCATACGACGATTGGCCCCTTGCAAAGCCTGACCGCTTGGTGTTCCAGTAAGCCAGCCAATGTCGCTGGTTGTAATGCTGGAGTATACAGCCTGCTCACCGGTAAACGACACGGCATTTTGACCAAACTCATGTTGCCAAATACGGTAGCCACCAGTTGCCAAATACACAGGAGAACCCGTGGCAACCGTAACTGGAAAATCTTGGGACACCGTTACCAACGTGACGCCAGGTGCGCCGATTGTTGTATTGTATACGTTTTTACTGGCAGTAATCAAATAGGTTGGGTCAATGTTTGTTTTACCCAAAGAAATGTAGCTGCCAGGACTAAACTCAGGCGTCAAGTCACCAGCAACATAAAATTGATTTGTTCCCGCAGCTGGTTGCCCTGTTGGTGTAGCAATCGTGTATTTAGGCGAACTAAATACGGGAGCATAATTCCAATCCGCCCAAATTGGGGTCGGAAACACTTCTGTTGTATAACCACAAGAGCGTTGTGAACCAACTGCCATACCGGCGTCGTACCATAACTTATCTTTGACATTATAAATAATTGCGTCGTTGCATTCTGTTACATTACCACGGGGGTAAAAGAACCAGATCTCATTGAAGCGAGGAACTTTGGTAGCCCAAACTTTTTGACGTTGTTGATAGTTGATATTGTCAAAAAGATAGTTGACGTTTTTATCGTTTGGTAAAACTTGCACATTACCATTGTACAAGTAAAATCGGTCAACGCCCATCCAGAAATAAACACCGTCCATTTCAGCCACGGCGTTAGACGACATGATAGAAATTTGGCTACTGATAATATCGTAAGACCAATAGTTGGGTGCTGCTGCAGCATTGAACGATACACGAATCAAACTATCGGTGGCCCAAAACAAACCAGAGGGCGAATTGGTACCGCCCCTCATGGGCATACCTTTAACTATTTTGGAGCTTGCAACGTTGGTTTGGTTGGCAAGGGGGCCGTTCCAATCGTAGAAGTTCTGAAGGTCGTAAGTAGTACTGACATTATTATTAGCAATAAAACCATTCGACCCATAAACAAAAATAAAAGGGTAAAGAACACAAACACCACCATCAACCGAAATTGGTTGGAACGTAGGGTTGGGACCAGCGCTATCAGATAAGCCGCTAAAAGACCAACTATCCCCCGCACTGGGAACAACATTGCCCACTAAAACTTGGGACTTTACAGCATTGTCAATGCTATTTAGGTTAAGCCCCGGGTGGGCCAGTAATTGAAGATTGCCGCCAAGCGGACTAAAAATCGCATCAAACTGCCAATCGTTTCTGGTATCAGAAGAAAATACAGTGCCTTTTTTCCATACCTCTGTTACTGTAACACCAGAACCCAAAGCTGGCGTAAAAGTTATTACGGTGCTTGGTGATGTATACGTCGGGGTTCCAGAAACAGTGTATACTGTGGGCGTTCCAGACTGACTAAAAATAATTTGAGTGCCGTTTGGAAACGCACTTACAGCATTGCCCGTAACAGTAATCGTTGTGGTAGTATTAGTTGTAATTGTTGCCGAAACTGTGCCGTTCAACATTGTGCCAGTAAAAGGACCAGCGCCGGACCCATAAGAAGAGCCCGTACCAAAAACATCTAAGCCATTTGCGTTACCAGCAAAAACATAGTTAACGCCGTTATAAGGCTGGGCAAACATGCCACGATACACGCCAGTAAAACTACTAAAGGTTTCCCGATAGCCGCCCATTTTTTTGGCAACGCCACGTTGGAACCTGCACCAAACACCGTCAGTGAACTCTTCCGTTTCAAAAACAGTGCCGTCCCGCTTTATACCTGGCTGAATAGCCAAAGTATAAACGGAATTAAATTGTTCTTGGTTATTTAAATCTGGCATTAGAATGAACCGCCAGTGATCAATTGAGCATTCAACTGGGCCGCTACCGTAACCAAAGGTTGTGCGGTATTAGAATTATCTATACGAATAATTTCAGTTGAATTTGCAGAAAGGCCTAAAATACTTGTACCGTCCAAATACATACCAGAGTGTGTGTCCGCATTAAAAGAATACGCAGGCAACGCTGCAGTACCATTTGAAGCTCTGTAGTTACTGGAACTGCTGGCGTTCAAAATGTACAAATTAGTACCATTGCTCAACACGGTCACAATACTGCCAGTAGTCAACGTAATGGTTGCGCCACTGCTTCCTGCTAATTGGAATATGATATTGTACCCAGACTGTCCTGTGTTGTTAGACAGAATGTAGAATTGAGTAATAGCTGGCAACGTAACAGTCAGGCTTGTTGTCCGAGTGCCAGACTGAGCCACATACGTTTGAATGATGGGAGCCGATGCTTGAAGACTAAAAGAGTTGCCCGAAATCGAGTCAACGTCATAAGTGCCTGAAGTAAAAGTTACATTGGCGGTAGACGCTAAACCCACTGTAATAAAAGACAGTGTACTTACATCATAAAAGATAAAACCAGAATCGCCGGGGTTGGCAACCACAGCACTTACACCATTGATAGTGGCGGGTGACTGAGCTGTAAGACTTAAAGCGCCGGTTCCAGAATTACGGAAACCAATGTACCAGCCCGTTGTGATGCTGGTTGGCAAAGGCAAGGTAAATGTGCCTGCACCGCCGCCCCACACAAAAGTTGCTGCACGACTGGCATCATTGATTGTTGGTGATGAAGTAACATCAACAATGTTTTGAGTTGTTGCAAGCTGGCCAGCCAAGGTAGTAAGACCAGCACCTTGCAAGGCCGCTGCGCTGGCCGATGATGTACCGGCACCAAATGTTACGTTATTCCAAATGCCACCAACCGTAGAATTGTTGGTCAAGTAGAAGTAAAGGCTAATACCAGGCGCAATAGAAACCGATTGGCCCGAAGCTGCATTGGTAACAAAGAAAGCGTAAGAACCGACGTTGCAGATTAAAATGTCTGCGCCCAACGTGCCTTGAGTGGCATCAGGCAACAAAATTGTTTTGTTGGTTGCTGTTGCAGTTGCGTTGATAATTCGGCTGGCTGGTGCTTCTACAGCATTAACAACAGCGGGCCAATACAGTTGGGTATCGCCAGAAAATGATAGTGTAGAAAAGGAAACGTCTGTCGGGGTAACAACCGTTCCAGTAAAAGGGGAAACATAGGTTGGGGTTGTCATAGATTAGGGTTCCTGTACAGAAGTGTTCCGGTCCACACGACGAGTATTGTCTTCTTTCTTCAGTGCGGCAAGTGCATCGGTATAATACTGTTTCCACACTGGTAATTTATCCAGTGCTTTCAAAAAGCCTTGAGCTTGCAATAATGTGCCATATAACATGGCTTGGGGTGCTACGGCAGTAAACAAGTTTTGTTGATTTTCCGAATCCAAGGGTTGTATCTCGCTGTAGTAAATAATTTCTACAGGATACGAAGTGTCCGGAATAGGGGCAAAGTTCCAGTTTGAGTAATCATACTCAGCATAGAACTGGGGCTTACCATTTGAAGATTCGGCTTGGTACATCGCCACATAGTCTTGGCTACGCAGCGTAATGGGCTCGCCATTCACCTTCATGCTGACCGTCTTACGCCACCGAGCTGGCTTATTGAGAATGGCTTGATTGGTGGCGAGGGCGGTTTCTACAACAGTCAGTTGCAGATAAGTCTTCAGTTCGGCAGCAATCGACGATTCTGCCAGCGCAATCAAGTTAGGGATTGCTGCAACAAAATCAGCATCGTCCCGTTCGCTGTAATCGATAATGTTTGCTACAAGCGAATCAAAAGTCATCACAACGCTCATTTAAGCCCACCTACATTCTGTAATATAATCATATTTTTTTCCGGGTTTCCCTTTGCCGTAGCACCAGTATTTAATTGTTGCTTCCGGAATATTTAAGATAATTGAAGCTTCTTTTGCGCTTTTATATTTTGTATTGTTTACTTGGACAGCTTTTATTTGCCTTTTTGCAATACGAGTGGCTTCTCTTGTTATTTGCCGTTTTTTAATGTGTTCTTCAGTATGCGGTTTAGAAACTCCCGCAATAAATTTAGCTTTTTGTTCTTCGGACCAATATCCTACTTTACCCTCGTTCCAAGGTTTGCGGCCAAACATCCAAGGAGTATCCTTGGATTTGCCTTTTAGAGGACTTACATAGTCATCTCCGCGAGGTTGCGTAACCGGGGGTTTTGCTCCCCCTTCTGCAATATTCCAACCAATTTGTCTTATAGGCCGTAATTTATTTTCTACAGCGTAGCAATAATTCGAATAACTAATTAATAAAATTTGCTTTATTAAATTTTTCCAGCCGTATTTTTCTATTGCTGCTTTTAGATGCGGATTGTCTGAGTACTTACTATGTCTTTTAAAACGGTTTTCAGTATTACTAGACACCCCAATATACCCCTCACTAAACATGTCTGTGTGGTCTTTATGGCGTATCCAGTAAACAGAAGCGGTATCCATATGTTTAACAATATTATCAGGATGTATAATATTTTATCACGGGTTGGAAATAGATTGGGCTCTTATCGCGCTCTTCGTCTTCAGCTTGTTGCAACCATTTCATATACTGGCCTTCCAAATATGTGATTCGGGCCAGATCCACATTGGGCAATTGCAAAGACATTTCATGGCTCAACCATGCTTGAACAGCAGGGATCCAACGATTGGGAAGTTCCAATTGGTTGGTCATCGAACCCACATCCATGATCTGGCTTTCAATCACCAACTGCAACATTTGGAAGTCGTTATTGGGGATTGGCCACAACCACATTTGAGGTGTAATCTGGCGATCAAACCAGTACTGCAACGAACGAGCGCTGGGAAAATCTTTGTTTGGCAAGTTCCAGTAATCGTCACGGTTCAGTCGTGCCAAGGGAATGACTTGCTGAACGTAAGATAACGTGATTTGACGCAAAGAAAACGTTGGGGCTACTGTCTCCCTCAAGCGGTAATTTAAATGCGCCTGAGTGGTGTTAATGGGGTAATAGGCCCATGTTCCGTCTGCCAGTGTGGTAGAGGGGAAAGTTTCAAGCGTGGTCCATGTAATACCGTCTGCGCTGGCTTCCAACACAAAGTTGTAAGTGGCCGAGCCGCCTGGTGCATAGGCATTGAACCCAACGTTTACAATGCTCTGTGCAGTTTGGTACTGTGCGCCAAACCAGTTTTCGCCAACAGTCGATGTGGCATGGTTATTCAAATTTTGAGTAAACAGTGCCGGTGAGTTGGGATTGTCAACCGGCAATGCCTCACTGATTTGAGGATAGATATTGTAAGACCAGTTGGCCTCACGAACATCAATCGTGCTGGCATCCAACTCTACAATCTTTTGGTCTTGGATCAAACCAATCAATTGGTTCTTTAACATCCAAAGATTAACACCACGGTTGGACAAATTCATCAGAATATAGTACAGAGCCTGTTTGGCTGCGTTGATATATTCAGGTGTTTGTTCTTCCGCAGTTTTACCTGCAGCACGGAAGGCATACTCAATGAGTTGCCCTACCGTGATTTTGGTTTGGTTTGTAGTGTTGGAATAAGCCACGAATTACCGTCCTCGACCAGATGTTCGAGTAGGCTTGTTGGTTACTCGGCTTGGCAAGTTGGCCTTTTTAGGACCAGCCTTGACAAACTCCTTGCCTACTTTTTTAGGAATGCCAATGTTGCTTTTGCCTTCAGCAGCGGCATACATAGCACCTTGTTGGGCTTTGCTAACGTAAGGCATCTTATTGGCCTTGTTGCATAGCACGTTGGCGCAACAGATTGTTCAACAACTGTTGTTGGCTTGCACCGCCAGTGCCAGTAGGATCATTCACAGCTTGGGGAGTCGCCATTTGAGGTTGCTGTTGGGGCATTTGGGGCGCTTGCTGTTGGGGCATTTGGGGCGCTTGCTGTGGTTGAGCTTGTGGCTGAGGAGCTGGTTGTGGGGCAGCTTGGGGTTGGGGTTGTGGCATCATGGGGCGTTTTTTAACAAACGGATTGCCAGCTTGACCAGCTGGGTCACCCACAGCTTGGGGAGTTGCCAAAGGACCAGTAGAGCCGCCAATGTCAAAGCGGGCCACGCCGCCATTTTTCAGACCCATGCCAGCACCGGGACCAGCAGCCCAAGCGTTCTTGTTCATCACAGCAGAACGGTCAGGAGCAGGCAAACGGCGCATTTGTTCGGCCATAGCTTGGGCAGCGGGGGTGCCAGGGGTAACGCCAGAACGAGCAGCATTTTCACTCAACATATCGGCATTACGGCCAGCAGAACGAGTAGCACGTTGAGCAGCCATCAATTCGGCTTTAGAAGGACCATTCAACATACGAGTAGCGTTGTTGGCCAATTGAGGAGCGCCACTGCGTTCCAAAGCAGGCATTGCATACTCGGACAAAGCGGCGCCACCACGGCCAGCCAAACGAGCTGCCAAACCATGCAAGCCCTTCAAGATGGAACCAAATTCACCAGCAGGGCCACCCACACCTTGGATATAAGGATCTGCATCGCTTGCTTGGAACGGAGCCAAAGTGCCCCGAGCAGCTTGAGCGTGTTGAGCAGCGGCCAAGCTGGGATGCTGGTCATTGTCGCCATAGTCAGAAGCATCATTTTGATAAAAACCAATGTCTGCAGGGTGCATAGAAGCCATGTCATCGGCAGAAGGGCCGCCTTGACCACCACGACCAGCACCAGCGCCCATAGGAGCAGCAGGACCACCACGGCGGGTCAAACCACGTTGGGCATTCAAATAATCACGCAAGTTGTCAAAGCCAGAGTCCTTCAATTGTTTTGCAGTGACAATAGGAGCCTTTTTAGAAGCAGCCGAAGGTGCTGCAGCGGGGCGAGACAAAGGACTGCCAGTAAGGTCAGTGTCGCTTGAAGAAACGGGATGGGTTTCAACACCCTCACCTTTAGGAGTGAATTCCGAATAGTCGGGGTGAGAAAAAATACCGTCGCCGCCAACATTTTGGTCGGTACCGGTATCACCACCGCCAGCAAACTTCTTCACATCGCTACCCTTCATGGCAGGACGCTTTTCACCCTTAGAAGGAGCAGCAGCCTTTTTGTCGCCAGTGGGTTTCACTTTGGCCATACCGACTTTATCGCCAGCTGGCTTGCTTTTTTCTTTTTCCACATCGCTACCGCGCAGAGCAGGACGCTTAGTGCCTTTAGATTCGGCTTCGGCTTTTTTGTTGCCGGTGGGTTTCACCTTGACCATAGCGACTGCATCGCCAGAGGGCTTTTTCTTTTCTTTTACAACGTCGCTTGAACCGCCTTCTTTCAGCTTTTTGGGCTTGAAGTTTTTGGCTTGTTCAATGTCTTTAAGATCAGCAGCGGTTTTCTTTTCGCCATATACAGCGCCGCCATCTTTTTTGAATTTTTTAACAGTGCCGGTTTCTTTCTTAGCACGACCACCTTTACGCAGCTTAATCTCGCTGGCATCTTCTTTGTCGTGTTCAGCCTTGTCGTGCTGTTTGAATGCTTTTTTGATCATGGCCTTGTCTTGGGCCATGTCTTTCTTCTCCACTTCACCACCGGCTTTTTTCTTGGTCATGCCACCGCCGCAGTACTTTTCTGCCGCCTTAGTGGTGCTGCCACCGGATTTCATTTTGGGGAGTGTTTTGAAGCCGTCCATGTTTTTGTCCTCTAGAGTGTTTATTATTGACGGGGAACTGATCAGATTCCCTATAACTACTAATGCAAAAAAGGACCTTTTCAGGCCCTTTCAAACAGCGCTTTTTCCTTTTTTCTGCGCTCTATTAATTCTGGTGGTTTGTTCCAAAGCAGGAAATCATTAGCAGCTTGGGCATAATTCAGCTGGTTAAGATGCCGCAATACCGAAGATTCTGTAAAATGCTCTGTGCCAATATTAAAACACAAACTACACAGCGCATCAAACTGGTTTTGATTAATGGGCGCTCGGACCATTTTATCGATGCAGCGTTGGCATTCTGCCAAGTCTTGGCGCAATAGACTGTCAACACCTATCTTTGTAAGCTCTGTCGTAATAAGATGCTGCTCATTGGGTTTAATCAAATGCCCAACACCAATCGTCCAAAGCCCCTTGGTATCCTTATAGGCTCGGGTCCTAAACCCCTCGAACCCAATAATCGTATCAAGGGTTGATTGCTGAATCACGTTGTCTTAGAAAGTTTTGCAAGTCAATGAGTTGCTTAGACACTTGTTCGTATTTGAGATTGTTTTCAATGGCAATACTCAAAACGTCCGTCTCACTTACTTGGCTGGTAACGGTGTCAGTGGCGGAGGAGGCAACATCAATGCTGCTGGGGGTTGGGGGCACATCACTGGCGCTGGTGTTGTACAAGCGCACAAAGCCATTAGTAACACGGCAATTATTAGCGCCCACAGCAGCCGAAACCTGCTTTTGCAGTTGGTTTCGTTCAGTCGAAATTTGCTCAATTTGTTGGACATAAGTTGTGACCATTTGGTCACCACGTTGCTGAATATCATCTTTTTCCTTCTGCGCTTTTAAACTAGCACCCTGAATTTCTGATATATAATAGTTAGAAGTTAATCGGTAAGCGCCATATGCGCCAATCAGAATACTGACTAGCGCAATGACAATATAAATTTTAAGGCTGTTGAGTAGGTTTAATAGCATCATGTTCTGTTGCCGCCTTTCCGCCAACCAACACACCACCGCCGCCAAGTAATGTTCCAAGGCCAATACCCATATCAGACAGGTTAATTACCCCATTATGGGCCACCTGAATTAAACTTACTACCAGGTATCCAAAGATACCCACCAGTACGGCAAATCGAGCAATACAATACGTCTCGTTGTCGTCTTCAGTCAAAATATCTTTTAGAAATTTCCAAGTCATTTTTTATCTACTTTGCTATCAAGCTTGTCTTCGATGCGGTGGAGAAGAGTAATAATCTCATCCCACCGATCAAAGAACTCGTCTCGGCGCAGGTATTTAGAAGGAATATCAGCCCGGAAGTGGCCATGTTCCTTCTTAATTTCCTGCACTTCGTTCCAGATTTGTTGGCAAAACCAGCCCAACCCCACACAAATAATGGGGATAATTGTATTTATGAGGGATTGGATATCCATTTTGCTTATTTTCCAGTTTCGCGTTTTAGACGTTCTGCAGCTTGGTCAATGGCCAATTGAACAATCGGGCTGATAGTCCCTTTGGGAGCTTGCACCACAACCGGAGCAACTTCTTGCGACGCCACTTCAGCTGCAATTTCAGCTTGCAATTCTTCGACTTTTTGTTCAATTTCTTTAAGAGCGGTAGCCATATTACTCCGCTGCAGGTGGGGCAGGTTCTGCGGCCTGTTGGGCGGCTTGAACTTGGGGAACAGCTTGCTTTTCGATCTTGCCTAAAAGCTCGTGAACTAGCTTGTGTGGCAATTCGCGCAAAGCCGCAATAATCAAGTTAACTTCTTCAATGGTATGTTCTAAACTAATCATAGTTTCATCCTATATTGCGCCACCAAAATGGGGTGGTGGCTTCCCACTATATTATGCAGCAGGAGTGGCCCAGGGTAAAGGTTCAGTCACGGGGCTGACAGGGGGGTTAGCCAAGCTGTTCAATTGACCCTGCACATTCGCCTCATAGTTGGCGATACCTTGTTCGCCCAGAGACTCTTGCACCCAGCCAATGACTTGTTGAGGTTGCAATTGTGCGTAAGGTGTAAAACCAGCTTGTGCGTCAGTAACGGGGTACTGGGTGTTGTCACCGATATCAGCAGTGTGAGTGCCATCAGTTCCAGTAAGCAGCCAGTTGACGTTCACAACGTAGCCAGCGTTTGTGCCGCTAGGCCATTGTTGCATGGAGGTGATTGACCAAGTATATGAGGTTGACATGAAATTTCCTTTAGGTTATTTGGCTTCTAGTGCTGCCAAGCGGGTTGTTAACGATTCAATTAGGGCTTGTTGCTCTTGCATTGCTTTGACCAGCATAGGAACAAATACGCTGTAT